CGAGATGCAGGCAAGGCCATGGATTCTACTATGAGCGTTTTACAATACGCCACTGAAACCTGTTCTACCGTGCAAAACTTGATTGAGCAGATTCAGGATGGTATGAGATCTGTTTTGGAAGTAGTAAAGAAATATGGTCCTCCTGCTCTTGGAGTGTGCATTGGCTTGGTCATTCTCTATTGGATTAAGACCAGCGACACAGTCTCCGATTTTATTTGGAAGATGTTGGAAGCTGGTTTTGCTACCATGTTTTCTGCTGGGATTTGGAGCGTTGTCAAGCAATTATTTGACAATGTTGGTTCGGTAAAGGAAGAGAGTGGCATGTCTTCCAGCGTTTTGTCAAGAATTGTGTCATTAGGGTTTGTGACCCATGCTTTTGGTGTTGACAAGCGATATATGGCTGACACGCTGATGAAGCGCATCTCCATGGTTGATAGGTGCTCGAATGGACTCGAAACAATGGTTGAATGGGCCATTGATTTGTTTCAAAAATTGTTGACCGCTTCTAATGACTTCTTTGATGTGGGAGTTTTTAAGCGCTTTTTGAAACACGAATCAGAGATTGACAGAGTTGTCAAGGAGGTTCACGAGTTGGAGAAGGAAATGTTTCAGGATCCATCTAAGAACGTCGATGACCGTGTTGTGAGAATGAATGTGTTGGCCGGCAGTATAGCTAATTTAAGAGCGCAATTTCATGGGTGTCGCGATATTGCCCGCCAATTGGATGCTTTGATGCTTGTTCTATCAAGATTGAAAGCTCCTTTGCGAGCTGCGGCAGGGAATTCTGCTGGTTACAGGCAGCAACCTGTGAGTTTAGCCATTTATGGTGATCCCGGAGTTGGGAAAACCTTGATGGTTCAGAATTTATGTGTTTCTGTTTTGAAGCTAGCCGAGTTATTGCCGGCCAATCTGACGGCTCAACAGGCATCTAATCAGGTTTATTGCAAGGCTTGGAATTCTGAGTATTTGGATGGTTACACAGGCCAGCCCGTGTATTTGGTCGATGATTGGATGATGAAGCGAGCAACTGCGCAGGACACGTCCAACGGTTTTTTGGATCTGATGACGTACTATGGCAGTTACAAGGCCATGTTGAATTACGCTGCCTTGGAGATGAAGGGCGTTTTTGAATTTTCTTCAAAGATGTTGGTTATGACCACCAATTTGAAGAATGTCATGACTGGCACTCAGGGCACCATGGAGTGTCCGGAGGCCATAATACGCCGCATTGACTTCCCAATTCATGTGCGAGTTAAGAAGGAATTTAGGAGACCCGGTTCGATGGAGCTGGATTATAGTTTATTCCAGGAGGAGCTTCGCACATGTGGTGGTGACGTTGTTTCGGCGTTTCCGTGGCACGTTTGGGAGTGGGTGCCCATGAATTTTCACGTGGGCAATTCCAACTTCTTTTCTAGTGAT